GGATAATTAAGGATGGAACCAGGTACGTAGAAGGATCTAACTATTCTGGCATCGAAGTTGCTGGCATTAAAGAATCTATAGATTCATTATTATTGTTATGTAGCAAAATCGAATGTGAAGAAACATTGGCTCTTGTAATTGCAAACAAGGCACCCATTTTTAGATCGGATACTTGGACCTATTATAGTAGCAAGTTCAAGCAAGTGAAAGATCGATTACTGAATTCAAAATATGGTAAATTACTTCTTGTAATTGGATCAGCAGCAGCAATGTTTGCTGGAGCCAAATACATGATTGGTGACTTTAAGAAAACCAAAGTCGCTGATGAAGATATAGCCATAGATTGTCCAACAGGAATTCGGTATGAAACAGGAAGACCCCGACGAATTACCCGCCAGTCAAAGCTCAGATCCGCTTTCGCCAGTGGTGATGAGGATATCTTTGATGCACGTCAAGATAAATGTTCAGATGACATTTTGAAAATGTTGATTGATAAAGCAACGGTGTGCAAGATTGGTTACCAAGTAGGTAACGTAAGATACTCTCAGAATGCTGTGCGAATTCGAGGACGAGCTATTTTGACTAATGCTCACTTTTTCTCTTCATTGAGAGAAGCTAGGAAGGCCCAACAGGAAGAACCGGAAATATTTTTCCTCGTCAATATGAATGGTGCAATTAAAGTTGTATCAGAATACTTTGATGAGAACCGACTTGTTGAATTACCAGGCAAGGATTTAGCTGTCTATAATTGTGTTGCCACAATGCCCGAAGCTCGGTGCATTTTGGAACACTTTCCACAGGCAAATGATGACTTACCCAATTCAATAAGATTTCGACTTTTGAAAGCCCCCCCCCGAGAAACTGCAAGTTACGTTGTTGTTGAAAGTCCCACAGGAATGATAGCCTCGCTTTATGAGGAAGGAGCTATTTACAGCACTAAAGAAAGGACCTTTTCAATGGGATTGGCATGGCACTCTCATCTTCGAGGACAATTGGGAGATTCAGGTTCCCTTATGATTGCTGAAAGTCGCGCAATGCAGAAAAAGATAATTGGAATGCAATGTGCGATTAGCAGGAATGGTAATGAAACCTGGTTTGAACCAGTTTGCCGAGAAGATCTTGAGATTGCTTGCGATCGTTTGAAGGTCTCGAAAGAAGTAACTACCCCCAAGGTAGACGATGTTATTGCATCGCTTGGAGTTGAGTGCGACGATCGAGTCCCAGAATGTATTGGAAAAGAATCCTTGATTTATGTTGGAACAGTTCCCAAAACTAAAGCAATGGCCCCCCCCGGAAAAACAAAACTAATAAAATCTTTAATTTACAACCCAGAAACTTCTAAAATGCAGCCTGCTGTGTTGCGGAAAACAGACCCTCGACTAGAAACTCCC